TCTTTTATGTCTGGTGATACTAATTCTTTTTTTCCCATAAAGTAATTAGCAAAATTTTCAGCGAAATACTCTTTTGAATTTGTATTAGCATATTTACTTGGCATAACACTTCTTTTACCAAAAATTTTTGTATTTAATTCTTGTTCAATAGGAACTGTATTTTGGTTGGAGAATGTTCTATAGCCAAGACCAAATTCTTTATCTTTACTGAATGCTTTGTTAAGACCTATAGTTTGATGCACATGATGTCCAAATTCATGATATATAACTGATCTTGCTTGATCTAAACCATTATCATGATATTCATCCACTCCATATGGCATTCCCTTTTTTTGTCCAAGTTTGTATATGCTTACTGGTTTTTTTACATACCCTCTTTTATCTTTTAAATTTTTGAATGAAGATAAGAACTCATCTCTTTCTTTTTTTAATATAAAATATTCTGAATACCACCGAATGTATTCGTCAGACCTTGTTTTTTTTGGTCTTTTTTCATATAGTTTATCAAATTTTTTATCAAGCTCCTCTAATTGTTGTTGCTTAATAATGAATTCTTGCCTTTCTTTTTGTGTTAATTTATTAGGACTTACTTTAGCTGTATCTTTTGCATATTTATTAAAAGACCTAGCATTTAAAAATAAAACACCATCACCCATACTCGCAACGGCTCTATCTTTATATCCAATCAAAATCCCATTTATTTTAGGTATTTTAAATCTCTTTGCTAGTTCATCCACCTCTTTCATAGATTGCTCCACTATAGATAATGCCTCCTCAGATAACTCGAGTTTGGTTTTCTTTTTGTTGATAGTTTGTGTCCTACTCCATTGATTTTCGTATAGTTTTCTACCTTTAAATTGTCCTTTGAATCGTGTGCCATATACTTTATTGAATTCTGATTCTTCAAAAAAGTCTTCATATTCTCTTCTAGATAATTTTGCCCTATCATCCAGTGATCTTAACATAACTGCTTTTTTACCAATCTTAAATGTTTCGTGTGTAAATGAAACATCTCTTGGAGATGACAATAGTTTATCTAGTGATATTTCTTGTGTATCTCTAGCTTGTCTAGGTTTAGGGGTTGTAGTTGTATCATCTGTAACAACATCCTCTGGTGTAACATAGATTAGAACACACCTACAATTTATTACATTACTAGCACCACCTCTTGGATCACCAGGATATGCCATTGATCTACCTCCTACAGTAAAATCCTCATCCATAGGCACTGTTTGACCATTAGCTTGAACATGAGTGGCTCTCGATCTTGGGTCTAATGTTGTAGTCCATCTTTTTTGTGTATCAGGGATATTTAGACTTTCTACCACTTTGTGATTAGCAAAACTAGCAGCATTATGAGTTTCTGTTCTTGCTATCGTATTACTTCTATATCTATTAAATGAATTAAATGGTTTGCCTTGATCTCTAATTTTTTTACCAACAACCTCCACACCTTCACCTACATTAGCATTTATTACCCTTCTTATTATACTTCTAGTAGAGTTTTGAATACCTACAACCCTTGTAGCACCTACTTGTTTTACATAATCTTGATATATCTCTTCAAATATATCTCTTTTCTCCATTATTCGTAGTTGTCTTTCTCCAAATTTTCTAATTACAACTCGATAATGACTATTTAAAATTCTATAAAGATTGTCTTGTGTTTCTTTGAATACTTGATTGTATGATTCTTCTTTTTCATAACTATCAGCAACCTTATCGTATAGCTTGCCAAAATACACAATCATTTGGCTTCTTAATTTTCTTTCAAAAGATTTTCTTAGTCTTGTTTGCTCTCTAAATTCTTTATTAGCATTAATTCTTTTGCCCAGACCAATATTAACTTGTTTTATTTGACTTTGTGTCTTTTCCATTTGAGATATTCAGCACCTTCTTCTAAATTAGAAAAGCATAGCATAAGATCAGTTTCATTGGTAGCTTGTGGATTAATAATAGTACAAATCGCATGACCATATCGTTGCTCTTCAAAGCCATATCTTATTGCGTGTTCATCATAGAATTTATATCCTCTGGCTCTTGCTAACCAACAACAAGTATCGTTCTCTGGTAATTCTATTTGTTGTAAAGCCCAATTATGTTTATGACCTGCTATGTATAAATGTGCACTCGATAAAAACTTAGCAGATTTCATTTGACCATGTAAGGGATTCCACATTGAATGCCCAGGGAAATCATGTGAGGCAAATATCTTAACTTTCTTTTCGTTTGGAAATACTAATTCTAATCGAGTTTGCCATTTCTCGTATATTTGGTGTTTTCTCATCATCCATTTAACAGGATCAGAGTTGCCACTCCACATATCATGATTACCAGCAATTAATAGAATCGGATCCATTTCTCTTATTAACCATTCCACTAATCTCCATGAATCAGCTTTGGTTACTGTGTGATTTTCATATAATCTCGATAATCTTCCAACCCAATTATTCGTATGATCACCTAATGATGCACCATATAAACCTTTTGTATTTTTAATAATCTTTAAATCTCTTCTTAACGTAACCCAATCACAATAAGGATCATCAACGTGAGGATCACCTAACCATGCTATCCCAATTGGTTTGTCTGTATTGACATTAACTTGTCTCCATCTTTTTTCATCTTCGTGTAATTTTGTTCTTTTAAAATTTGTTGTTAATCTATCAATTAATTCTTCAATAGGTTCGTCAGCCCCATGCTTTAAACTTGGAATGATAATTTCTGATAACTCTTCTTTTATTTGTTGATAAGGTTTTTTCTTACCCATTGAGTTTGCTTCATCTTCATATGCATTTATATCGTTTTGTTTTCTATATTTATGTATTCGTGCGTTAAGTGTGCATCTTTTAAGACCTAATTGTTTACAAGTCTTATCATAATCCTTATTGTTTTCAATAAATGTATTATAAGTCTCTGCTAATACTGAGTAGTTTGTATTCCTTGACATTTTGTCCTCCCTTAATCATTATCTTTCCCCTTTGATTTATATAATGGATGATCTTTTGGAAGCAAATCCCTATCGAATTGTCCACTTCTAAATCTTCCTGTTCTTACTGCATATAAAAAGGCATTAACCCGTGCAATCGCCCATTGATCTGGCCCAGTTACATTTCGTCTAACTGATTCTGGATTTGTTCTATATGCACCAACACCTCTTCTAAACACAGCACTTAACATTCTAAGAGTTACTCTTTTACCCTTCTTATCGCCATGTTTATCATTATGCTCTTTTATTTTACCTTCTAATGTCTTTTTAATTTTACCAGAGACTTCTTGCTTTTCTTCACAATCTTCGCAACATGATTTTTCTAGTTCTTTTTTTATTTGATCTCTTTTCTTTGTTGACCATGTTTGCCCAGAATCACCACCCCATAAAGCCCATGCAATTCTACCAGCACTTGGGTATCCTTTTTCGCCTACATTAAATCCCTCTGCTTGCTTATCTACTTCGTGTCTAGCAAAGAAACTATACATTCTTAATATTGTTCGTGGAGATAGCTTTTCTTTTCTTACAAGTTGATTGGCTCTTGCAACCCCTACTGCTGTGCCACCTCGTCCAAATTCTTTTCTCCATTCTAAGCCTTTTCGAGCCTCCTCAGCCATACCTTGGGTTGGTGTGGTATTTATATCTCCTAAAGCCTTATCTTGACCTGTAACTCTCAAATATATTGCATGAGAATCACAAGGCATATATACATTACCATCAGGAGTTCTAAGGGTATGAGTTCCATCGCATCCAAGTTCTTCTGCTCTTTCTCTAGCCTCTCCAACACTATCATAAACATCTTCACCCTCTCCCATTCGTGGGTCTTGATTTACAAGATACTCAGGATCAGCAGTATGATATTTTAATTCTTCTCCTGTTATTCTTTCGTAGTCAGCATGGGATGAGCATGGCATATATACTCTTCCATTCTCAGCATCATGGAAGTGTGTACCTTCACAACCTATTTCCTCTGCTCTATCTTCTGCTTCTTCTTCTGTCGTAAATACATCTTTTCGTATTTCTGACTTTATACCATAGGCATCATAACCTTCTTTCTCTGGTTTTGGCTCATCATTCTCTAATGTGGAAGTCTCTGGCTCACCTAATGGGAATAAGTTAGCACTAATATAAACTTCATCCCCACCAGTAATTGGCTCTAATCCTAATCTTTCTCTTGCCTCATTACGAGATATAATTCCTTCTCTAACTGCACCTGTTACATTTTCATATATTCTTTTTCTTCTTTCTGCCATAGCAGGAATAGAATCAATATCATATTGTATTCGTAATCTCTCTCCATAATAAGGTGCTAAATATTCATTTAAATCTGACTCAACTCTTTTGATTAGAGGGATAATTGTTTCTTCATATAGGGCAAGGCGAGCCTCTTGAACATTTGAATATGTTTGAGCATCAGGTATTCCTACTAATTGACTAGGCACTCCAAAACACATAGCAATATCTCTAGCACTCATGTTTTTGAGTTGTAAGAAGTCCATATCT